GTTGGGGTGATTGAGGGAGTAACACTGTTAGTTGGGGTGATTGAGGGAGTAACACTGTTTGTAGGAGTTAATGTTGGAGTAATTGTCGGAGTAACACTATTAGTTGGAGTAATTGATGGGGTTACAGTTTTGGTGGCAGTAACTGTCGGAGTAACACTATTAGTTGGGGTGATTGAGGGAGTAACACTGTTGGTTGGGGTAACAGTTCGTGTTACGCTATTCGTTGGAGTGATAGATGGAGTCGTAGTATTTGTTGGCGTTACGCTATTAGTTGGGGTAATAGTATTGGGGGTGGGTGTGGGCGTTTTTGTAGAGGTGGGGGTGGGTTTATTTGTTACTGGACAACATTTAATTTGTTGATCAGCTATTGGGATCTTAATTTCAAATAAATCATTACCACAATTATTCTGATTGTTGATAATTGGTGTTATTGAACATCCATAACAATCATTTTTAGAGGATCTAATATCTATTGTATTACCTGAAGGATCAACACAGTTACCTTCTATTAATAATTGATATTCATCATTATTAAAATTTTGTATAAGACCACCTTCAAAATTAATTACTATATTATTAGTAATACAACTACTCTGTTCTTTATAGTTTTCTACACAAACATAATAACAACAAGAATCTCTGCATTCTGATGGTAATATTTGTTGTGTCCCAATCATACATTATTCCTAAATATTGTAAAATATAGTCCATATTTTATATTAAAAAAATAAGCCAAGGTTTTTAAGCCCTGGCTTATTGAGTCTATAAAATTTATAGCAACTATAATCAGCCGGTTTTGCTCTTATAGTTATCTCTCACAGGAAGCTTAGATCCTGTTCTATACACCAATTTGCCAGGAGATGTTCTGGATACTGTGGCAGCATAGTCAACACCGGGGTTTTCTGTGGTGCTGGTTGGAAGAGTGGTCCATTTACCAGTATAAATGTTCCAATAGCCAGCTCTGATAGCGGTTGCTGTTCTTACAACTTTAAAGCTCTCTCTTTTATGAAGTAATCTTAATTGAGATGGTACTCCACCTGTAGTAGCTAAAGCTGTGCTATTAACCCCGCCTAATTCTGTGGTTACTCTTGCTGTAATAGGCTTAACATGATTATGAGCAATAACACCACCAGATAAAGCCTTATCTGTATCGTTTCCATCAATAACTGTTGAACCAAAAACATTAACATTAACTCTACCTAAAGCATTGTTTTTAAGAACAGAAGACCCTGTTCCAACATTAGTTGCTGTTCCACGATTGTTATTAGTGGAACCTCCAGTTCTGTATGTTCCTGTTGTAGCGGAACCATTAGTTTGAATTGAGGCCATTTTTTATCTCCATAAAGATAGGTGCATAAGCTTACTTAGATTTTTTATACACCAAAAATTAAAAGGACGATAAATTTTGATTAAATAATTTTAAACCATTAATAGTATTCGCCCTAAAACCATATAGTCCAGATTTAACTATATTATTAACATGCTCTTTTGTCCAAATATTGGCTGTTAATACCACGTTGATTGGCGGGGTTTTTTTAACTATCATACCCGCAGCAATAATATTATCATTAATATCGTCTAAAAAATATCCTGTAGAAAGAAGAACAGTTGAAACTCCATTATCATATAAAATTTGAACTAATTTATATAATAATTCATAGCTATATTTTCTATATTCAAGAGTATATCTAATTTTGATATTTTTGTCATTAGTTAGTTCTTTAAAATTTTTGATATCTTCTCTAAATTTTTCATATTTTCTATTAATTATTAATTGAGCAGGATACAGCACGTCCAATCCTTTTGCTCCATTTTTTATAGCAAACTCAGCCATATTTAGACGAGTTTTACCATCGCTAATACCTACTGGAAAATCTATAGGACAAATTATAGGGGTATTAGTAATTTGAACAAGATTTTTAATATAATAAGAAAAAACCGATATACTATCAGGCTTATATTGTAATGCCTCTGTGATTAGTTCTTTGTTTTCGTTCTCATTTAACGTGTGGTCGTGCTGTGCAAACTCTAGATGCATTTTATTTTTTGATGTATGTTTTAAGATAATCTATGTGTGGAAATTTTTTACTACCTAATATACCATCAGCAAAACCATAATCAACAGCCTCTTGTGCTGTTAAAATCCAATCGCATTTATTAGCCAATTGAGATGTTATATGTTTTTTGGCCATCATTTTTTTCCAATTTTTTTCTTTACATATGCTACTATTCATACACCTTTCGGCAAATACATCAACCATCTTTTCGCATTCTCTTTCATTCCATTGAATACCAGCAGCAGCAGCTTTGCTATGCTCTCCATCCAAACTGAATGAACCATAATGAATCATAACATTGGTATTAGGCATTAATATCCTAAGATCAGCGGCCTGCAATAAAAAACTACTAGAAGATTCAGCCTTAGCGTAAGCTAATATAATAACTTTTGCTTTTGAAGCTATAATAGAATCATACATGCCTAAACAATCTTGCCAATCACCACCTGGCAAATGCATATGAACAAGTATAGGTTCATTAGAAATAGAATTTAGATATCTTATATTCTTTTCAAAAAACACAGAGCTTCTATAATCAACTCCTGCCTCTTCTTCATTATCTGATAAATAAGAATGTAAAAAAATTTCTCTATTTTTAGGATCAATATTATATGAATGAATTGAGGATAACCCCATATCATGATTAATGGGCATATCTTAATTCCTTATATACGTTTTTATTGATTTCTCTCATTACCACTGAGTCTTCAAAAGCTTTGCCAACACTAATTCTAAATCTATATCTAGTATAAATATCTAGAGTTTCAACCCCTTCTGTTTTTTCTATGGTGTCAGCAACTTTTTTAGTAATATCAAAATTAGTATGACCCATCCAAAAGTTAAATAATTTACCGCTAGCAGTATTATCATTAACTGGAATAACACCCATAGGAGTAGCTATAACTTTTACTCCATATTTTATAGAGTGTCCAGCTAAGAAACTTTCGGCCTTTTGATCTTCCTCTTCTCCGGCATCATCCTCTACAAAATTTCCAAATTCTTCCTGTTCAGGATTTTCATCTCTACCAAAAGGATCTACCCATTTTTGCCAAATAATAACATTGTCATTTTGCATAATTTGGCCCTTTTATTATAGAAAATCCCACCTTAACATACACCGTTATATTAACACGGTTTGAATCTGAGAAAAGTCTTTAATTCGATACTCTAAAAGCTGCTGAAGGTCTAATTAAAGGAGAGTTAGCAGTCTTTGCATTCTTAAGTTCGTCTTGTAAAAGATTGCTAAAAAAAAGAATATTATCTAATAAAAGAGTATTTTTTTCATTATTCATATTTTGTTTTTTACGATTTTTAATAAGAGTTAAAATGTCTTTTTTTAATAATCCATTATTTAATAGTACTACTAAATTTGCACAAGTTTCTGCTAATAATGAAATTTCTTCTATTGAAGATTCTTGCACGCCAGCATGAATAAATTCTATATCTATGTTTTGATCATAAGTTACTTTAAAATTAATTTCAAAAACATAATTATCTTCTATAGACAGAAGTTGTTCTTTAGACGGCACCAATATTTTAGGTTTATAAAATAATTTTGTAATAAATTTTATTATTTTTAATAACATTATACTAAATTTTTAATATTTGTCAGAGCCCTTTTAATATTTTGTCTTACTGCTTCTCGTGTTACTCCATAAACCTCTCCAATTTCTGCTAAACTCTTATCTTCAAAATAATACATTTTTATCTGATCTTTTTGTTTTTCATTGAGCATATTGGACTCTAGGATTGATGACACATCATTAATAAGATTATCATCTTCTTCATTATTAATAATAATATCCAAAGGATCTATATTTTTTGTATCAGGCACACTAGAGTATAAATTAAACTCATTATCTATTGCAAAATCTAAACTATTTAATTTTTTATTTTTATATTTTTTTGTAACATAGGTTTTAATGGCCCACAACCCACATTGATTTCTATAAGAATAGAGGGTCTTTTTTTGCTGAGAAGCTCCCATTCTGTTTGGATCATAGTTTTTATCAGCATTCATGATTGCTGCTGCTACATCTCCTATAGCATCATCATCACACAACATCTGTTTAACTATAAACTTAGGCGCAAATCTATTAATGATTTTTTTAGATAGCATTATATATGTAGACAAGCTCTCGTATTGAATTTCCATTATCTTTTTCCTTTAGGTTTTAAAAGTCCAAACTAACTTATTTCTTTTTTGAATCTTTAACTTTTTTAGTTAATCTTTTCCATGCTTCAGGATCTGGTCTTCCTTGTTTTACTGTTTTTGCAGGCTTGTAGTTCTTGCCTTCTCGTTCTTTCTTTCTACGGATATTTTCCCATAGTCCGGGCTTATCCGTAGCTGATATGTTATCGGTAGCGTCAGCAACATACATGATAAAATCGTGGATGGTGCGCATATAATCCTCTGTGATGCTGATTTTACCCTGTAGCCAGCTTTCTGTCAAGTTTTCTTTAACATGTGGTTTTTCTAGCGAATTTAGAATGTTTTGGGCATGACTAGCTATTGCTCTTAAAGAACCAACACTCATCTCATAAAAATCTTTTTTATATTCCATTAATTCTGTTTCTGGACTTTCATTTTCAGTAGTTTCCACTTTGAGAAAATCTTTTTCTTCAGCATTTGATACTATGCTATTTTGAATAGCATTCATAAGATCTTTATATCTGCTCATATTACTCTCTTAAATTAATTTAGGATAAAGGTGTTTAAATAGTATATTTGTAAACTTTATAGAAGCCGCATTATCGGATGGATAATGTACTCCTTGAAGAATTCTGGCTAAGGCTGTTTGGTCCACAAGATCATTTAGTTTTTGTTTAGGTATCAAAGGAATCATTTCTTGAATAATACTTGATACCATACTAGCATACACCGTATGTCCAGAAGGATATGACGCCGTATGAATAGTATCTGTAATAATAGTATCTATTTCAATACCAAAAAATTTGGCTAATTGTGATGGTCTAGCTCTATTATATAGATTCTTAACATTCATAAGTATCGGTTTTATTATAGCATACATTTCGTCTATAATTTTAGTAGGATATTCTATCTTATATTCTTTTAAAAGATCAATAAATTGTGAGTCTATATCTTGATCTATTTTGTGAACAAATTCAACATCTCGTTGTGATCTATTCAAAGTTTTCTTTGCAACGAAAACCAGCTCCTTGTATGCTAAAGTACTATCATTTGACGGTGGTGGATCTAAAATATTTTTCCAGTTTATTTGTACAATATCCGAAATTGGCTGTTCTGTATATACGCTATCAAATTTAAGATCTTGTAAATCTTTATTTCTTAAATATTTATTAAGATTCATTAAAGCTATACTTGTAATGTTAAGAAATTATCTAAACCCATTTGATCAATTAGTTTAAGATATCCCTCATATAGTTTTATGCCGTTCTCGCTGCCTTGTAACAATGGAATCATTATATTTGCTGTTAGTTCATCTCCAACAGCTCGTGCTGCTAGTATTGTGGTTCTTTCAGCTTCGCTAGCCTCTTTTACAGACGCTAAATTATAACGTATCATAGCTAGCATATCATGTCTTGTCCAGGCTGGTGGAGAAACTACTAGTGGTTGATAATCACTATCAAAAAACTCCAATCTTTCTAAATTTATCATAGCGTGCTGATGCTCTTCTTCTGCATCTTCTTTAATTATTGCTGCTAATTTTTTATAGCCCCATCTTTCAAGATGAACAGCTTGAGCACTCAAAGCTGTGGTTTGTTGCCAGTGAATATTTAATGACTTCTTTAGTAGTTCTATTACTGTTTCTGTGGTATATCCAGTAACTTCTTGAGCTTGAGAATTCATGGTTTCCTCTTTTAAAAGTTGTTCTATAGTTTTCATAATATTAGCCTAATTTTAGAATTCTTATTAATATTTAATACACTAATAGTTCTCATAATAGTTTTTCCAGACTTTAAAAGAACTGTAATTAATGTTATGATTTTTGCAAAATTCTCTTTTTGATAAACCAGACTCTATCCATTCAGCGTATTTTTGTTTTTTATATTCTAGGTTTTGAATGCGTACTATAGGTTTGATAGGCTTTTTATCTCTGATATAGCTACACTTCCATAATGATACTGTTCTACTATCCACACCTATTAATTGAGCGTAATCTGTTTGGTTCAGTCCTAGTTTTTCCATTTTTTGTATATGCTTAACTCTATTATTAGTGATCAAATTTCTTAGATCTGGCCTATATTTTCTAATCCACCAATTAAATACATTATTTTTAATATTATATTTCTTACAAATATCTTTCTTGTTGATAGGAAAAGACTCCTGCCATTCCTGTAATATATCATAAATTTTTTCTAATGGTAAGGCCAATCTTTGATCTCTTTGTTTATTCCAATATTCTATATTACGATTCAAACAAGCTTCTGATATTTTTTGTTTATGTTCTAATGCAAATTTTTTGCCAAGATTACATTTACCAATATCTTGAGATTCTGTCAGGATATTTGTTAATATTCCAGTATTGTCCATAATTTTACCAAACCATCTAATCAAAAAACTTTCTTTTTCTAGAGCCTCATCGTAAGAATCACACTCGTACAGTATTTTTACTATTAGTCCATACTTATCAATATAAGATTTCTTAATAGGATTATTTCCTTTGCTTTTGTGTCCATTAATCCTGGTTTTTAAATCTTTAGTTATTCCTATATAAAATAAACCCTCATCTAGTCTATTTGTTTTATATTCAAAATTTTCTTTGTATAATCCATAGATATAGATTTTCATAATGTTCCTCCTGTGTATTATTATACACCAAGGATGAACAAAATATGGATTTATTTTACCAATTTACCAACTCCACTGACAAGACCACCATTTTGGTTTCCATTTTGGGCCCGGATCTTTGTCGCATCCGTGTCTGGCTCTAAAACTTTTCCTTCTTTCAGGAATATTCTTCTTGATTTTCATCTTTTTGTCGCCAAACCTCACAATAACTACCTTGCCTTTATCATTCTTAGTATATACAGCAAATTTTTTAGGACCATCCGGTGTTCTAAAAGGTTTATTTAAAGTTACTTTACGTCCTTGATATTCAGCAGCTTTTCCCATATAAACTAGAGTACGACCATTTTTCTTGTATGTATTCATTCTATCAAAATAAAATATTTCATTGGTAACCGGGTCGCTGTATTTGTAGTTCGCTAGTAATGATATATCATACTCTTCTGTTTGTTCACCAAAATCTACATAGTCCTCACTTTTTGGTATAACTAAATTTGAAAATGTTAGTTCTTCTTCTATCTCATACTGATCCTCTTCTTCACAATCACAATCTTCATTATCGTCACAACCACAATTATATTGGGCGGCTAGTATTTTTAATGCCTCCTCTAGAAGAGATCCTCTGGCAGCGTTATTACATATAGCATATCTTTGATTGGGATTTTTATATTCTTCATTCATTGTTGGATTACCCATACAACGACTAATAAAATCCTTTTTTGATTCATCTTTCTTAGGTTTTGGAATTGGCATTATAGACTCTCCTATGAGTTATCTATACACCTTAATAAGGTTTGGGCAGAATTTAGCCAACTATATTTTTTGGCCGTTAAAATTCCTTGATTATTAGTTTTTATATTATTATTAAAACAATATCTCATATTTTCTACTATTTGATCTTTTTGTTTAGTACCTATCTTGGCCCAATTCCCCTGACCAATAAATGCTTTACCGTCATATGCTTTTTCTTTTTCATCAATATCTATTAAATAAGAGTTGTTTTTATTACAAAATTCTGTGTGGGCCGAATAATTTGTTGCAATAACCGGTTTGTTCATGCTCATCATTTCTAAAAGTTCCAAATTCCAACCCTCCGCACGAGATGGAAATAATCCGCAATTTGCATCATTCATAATTTGAGCTATTTCATAGTGATTTTGAGCACTTTTTAATAGTTTTATTCTAGAGTCATTCTTATACATATTTTTCCACTGATCTAACTCTTGAGCTGATGAATAATTATTTGTGTTTTCGGAGGCCAAAATCCATAGTTCAACATCATTATTTTCTGGAAAAGCCTTTTGAAATAATTCTAAGAGTATATCATGCCCTTTTCTAACTTCCCATTTACCAATATTAAGAAAAACATATTTATCAGTATGATTTTTTATATATTTATTTTCATCAAAAATATCTCTATCAACCCCAAGAGGTACTACGCTCACATGACTATCTATTCCATTAGATTGCACAACTTCTTTGGCCCAATGTGAGGTCACCAGTATTCGATCAGGTACTTTTAGATGAGACACTTCTAAAGTGTTAAAAGTATCGAGTTCAAAAAATGGTAATGCAAAATAAGGGCCTTTACCTATGTGGTTGGCCAAATCAAATTGATGCCATATTTTTATAAAAGGAGCACGATAGTCAAAATTTCTGCTATTATTATATAATTGTACTATTAAATTATAATCATCCTGAGAGCTTGCTGATGGTTGACCAATAGGAAAATAGGATATATTTGTATTTAGAAGATATAAATTCTTTAAGATGTTCCAAGAAGCTATTCCGTAACCAGTATTATTTATTGGACAAGAAAAGTTTAGGTTCATTTTCTATTCACTCTTGCAAATTTTGCACACTTATTAAAGTCTTTTAAGTACTTAGCTCCTATATATGTTCCACAGCTTCTAAGACCTCCTAATATCTCTTGAACAGTATTTGCTACCGGTCCTTTGTAATCAACTTTTTGAACTTTACCTTCGCTCGCTCTATATATTTTTTTTCCAGTAGAGTGTTTTTGTTGAGCAAGATGGCTGCTCATACCGTAAAAGAGTAATGATTTTTTCCTTTTGTTTGTATCATATCCTGGATCAATAGGCTGATACCAACTAATTTGTTTATAATTATCTATATTTTTATTTTTATGTATAGAACATTCATACTCATATTCCCACTCTCCATCACATTCTTCTACTCCAGCAAACATACCTCCTATCATTACAAAATCTGATCCTCCGCATATTGCTTTGCAAACATCTCCGCTGGTTCTACAACCACCGTCACTCATAATTAAACCAAGTCTGCCGGTCTCTGTTTTAAGTCCATGGGTCGCATGGCCACACTCATTAACACAACTAAATGTTCCATAACCAACTCCTGTGACGATACGTGTTTCACAAAATTGACCGGGACCAATCTGTATCTTGCAAATGTCAACTCCTCCATGAATAATGAGTTCTTCACAAATCTCTGGTGTTGTTACATTACCGGCACAGATAATACTATCTGGAAAAGCAGTTCTAACATTTCTACAGAACTTTACAAAACTTTCCATATAACCATTAGGAACATCAATGATAATATTAGGGCTTTTATGTAATTTTTCAGCTAAATTTTTTAATTTATTAAGATCATCATAGGACTTGCCGATACTTACCCAAGCATAATCAATACCGGCTTCGCTTATAATATCTAATAGTTCATCGCTACTATAATATTTGTGTAAAGCCGTAATCATTTTAAATTTAGATAATGCAACCGCCATGGCCTTGCTGGTTAGAGGCACCATATTGGAACAGACTATTGGGATTCCTGTCCAAACCCTCGGAGAGTGATAAAACTTGAAATTCCTTTCAAGAATAACCTCTTTCCTGCTTTCAAGAGTTGTTCTTTGTGGAACAATCAGCACATCATCAAAATCCAATTTAATTTCTTGACTAATTAACACCTTTATGCTCCTTAAAATCTTCAGTATCGTAACATTTCCAGTTCTTAAAATCTTCAAAACCTGTTTCACTAACGCATATTCTAGGTCCACACATAACATTTTTATTTTTATAATGATATAAGGCCGATAATATAGCCGAGTCTGGATCATTACAATCAATAATATATTTAATTTCTCCAGATTTTATATAATATTTTGGCATATTAGATATCAAAAAAACGCCATCTGTTATAATGCTCTATATTTTCATCATTATTTACATGTAACAAATAATTTTTTAAATCATTCCATTCCGAAAAAAACCACTGATGAGGAATTGTGCCGAACAGCCAATCTGGCGTTTGTTGTTTTCCTTGCTCTATATGGATTAATATTGGTTTTTTTGAACGATTAGCCAAACTAATTTCCTCGTATGTGCCGCAAGCATGATGATCCAAATCAAGGTTTACTATCATAAAGTCGCTAATATCAACTAGTCTCAGGTCTACTGCTCTAATAGTTTTCATAATATTAGATAATTCATCATATCTTTGTTGACTTTTAAGTTTGAGTTTAGTTTGGTGAGTATCAGCGTCTTCTGATCCTTCGCTGCTTGGTTTTTTTATAGGATTGAATACAACAACATTCATTTGTTGTAAAAAAGGAGTAATATTATCTCTCCATGTAGCCCCTCTATCAGCAACCCTATCCATAGCACCAGCCAGGTAAACTCTTTGATTTTTTAATCTATTCATTAATATTTATCTGTAAATAAGAAAGTAAACAAGTTTTTTGATTCTTTGACTCCTAGAGACGGATTATGTCTAACTTCTATAATATCGTTTAGTCCTCTTAAGACTCCGCCAATCATACTTAGAATAATACAAAATAGTAAAATATAATTCATAAAATTTTACCTAAATATCCAAAATATTTTTTTCTCATAGTTTGAACTTCTGTAATCATTTCCTGTAATGTTTCCGTGTTAGTAGAGCGACCAAACGGATTTTCATAATACAGACCAACCGGATGGTTAACCATCGTTATTTTAGCACCTCCGACCGCACAACGCAACCAAAAATCTCCATCGGCAGCCGTTTTGTAGGATTCATCAAAGTATCCAAATCTATCATGTAAATTCTTTTTCCATAATGGCATACAATGGGGGCTATTATTCCTTAATAGGTTTTCAAATGAATGGGGTAAATACGGATATATTTCATTGTAAGAGTTATCTAGATATTTTTCATTAGCTATTCTAGAAATATATGTAAAGCCATATGCTATATCTAGATTAGGATCTTTATCGAATTGATGCAGCAAGACCTCTAAGCCCTCTTTATTTTTCCTGTCGTCAATATTCCAATTTCCAATAATAGAAGCAGAGCATTTTTTAACTGCTATATTCCAAGCAGTATATAATCCTGGATCATGATCAAGTCGATAATATTTAATATTAGAGTATTGTTGTGTTAATGGTAATATATATTGTTCTTCATTTTCTGGGGAGTTGCAATTTAAGAATATAAACTCTATATTTTTAAAAATATTTTGTTCTAATATATTTTCTATATAAAGCTCTATAAATTTTTCTCCTTTGTAAAAAGAACAAAAAAGAGAACATGTATAACTCATAATTTTATATATCTTATCAGGGTCTTTGGATTGTTTTATTACTGATATCATAATCCCAGTTTAATTTTTGCCAGTTGTTAAAATCAAAAATATCTGAGCCAAACCATTTATAATCTCTTTGGTTGCAAACGACGGTGTCTGCTTTGCTTAAAAAACCGATCCACCAACTAAAAGTTCCTTCACTAAGTACTAAATTATTAAAATTTTTCCCAAAATGTATAGTATCTATTGGAGATAAATTAATAGGTATTAAATTAAATTTTTTATGTAGTTGATTGATATTTGGATGATTTATCGAATCAGATGCTATATATCCACTGTTACAATCTATACTAGATAACGCAGTTTCATAATACTCTATTGGAAGCATTGATCTAGTATTTTCTATATCTCCTATTCTATAATGGACAAATACTTGTTTGGTATCTATATCATTATACTGTATCTTGAAAATGTTTTTAATGTACTTTTGATATTTATGTAAAAAAAATTTTGTTTGAAAAAATCCTTGTAATATATAACATTTGATTGGCAAATTTTGCTGTTCTAATATATTAAGAAAATTTTCTTCATAAATATATTCTATATCTGTGCCTATTTGTTTTGTGTTTAATGGTTCAATATTAAAATGTTTATGCCAATAATCGTATCGAGAATTACTTTCTAAGAACAAATTAGATTTTTCTGCCAAGATTCTTCCAGCAAAATATTGAATCATATTATTGCCTAGCCTGCCTTGATAATGAATTTTTATCATGATCTTAAATACAAAGCGTCTCCCCATTCGTTATACATTTTAGTTTCTTTTCTATCAAATCCATAATTTTTTAAATATTCATCTATTTCTGTGATAATAGCACAATTTTTGTATACATAGTTAGTATTGACTTCAGTATATATATATTTAAATTTATGAATAATATTGTCAAAGCTTTTTATTACTTCGAGCTCATATCCTTGAATATCTAAATTTAGAAAATTGTATTCATTTATCTTGATATTATGCATATCTATAACTTCTGTCATGCGATAGGTCGGAACTTCGATACTATCTACATAGTGTATTTCTGGATGCAGATATCTATGTGATCCTAAATCTAAAAAGGATGACGACTGACCATTATTTGATATATTAAAAGCTTTAATTCCTTTTTTATTAGATATACATTTATTGATAAGTTGATGTTTGGGATGCTTTTGAATTTTTTTTAAAATTATTGACTCATATTGATTATTACATTCTATCCAAACAACAGTATCTATACCATTGGATTCATACCAAGATAATTCTTCGGCATGATGTGCTCCTATGTGTATAACTCCTTTTATAGGACTAGTAATAAATTTTGATATATTAGTTATTAGCATTTATTTAGCAGTATTTTTATAATTTTTATTTTCAACTATCATAAAGCCATTTCTATCATCAGAATCTATAATTATATTATAGTTGTTTATGTTTTGTAATATTTCTTGCCTAATTAAACGACATTTATCGGTTTTTGTGTCATCTAATGCAATTAGGTGTGTTTTATTTTTTAAGCAGATCCATTCGGGGTACGTGGAATACTCTCCTCCATCAAATAAGCACAAATCTATATTATTTGGCAGCATATTTATTAGATTATTGTTATTGTTCATATCATTTAGGTCATTCATAAGCCATTTATTATTTGGTGATATTTCTTTTTTTTGTATATATTCAAGAACATCTACAATTTCTATAATTCTTCCATAAAGCAAATTTACATAACTTAAATATTTTTTTAAATTGTATTTAGCTTCTGTGTAAAATTGCAGATTAGACTCTAAACTAATGAAATTAGAGATTAGATCATTCGCTATAATAGCATCTATAATACATTTAGTTGATCCAAGACCACGCCATGTTCCTATTTCCAGAATATTTTTCGGTTTATATTCTATTATTATAGAATGAATATTATTGCAAAAATTTGTATTAGGCAATATTTGTCCATTAATTTGATTTGGTATCATATAAAATTTTATCTATCCAGTATGAAGAATCTAATATATCTAAGTTATATTTTGTACTAATTATAGTATTATATTTATGTTCGATAAGATCATAATTTAATAGGTCTTCTATTTTATCCAATATAATTATTGGTAATCTACTATATAAATCATAAATTTTATAGTTCGCTAAATTTATAGTAATAGGAATACGGCCACAATATAAAACTTCCCATAATCTATGGGTATCTATTCCGTTCCCAGCCGGACAAACAGTCATTTTATGATCTTGTATTTTTTTAAAAAAATCATGTAGACTTAAATTTGGTTGATCTATTGTAATATGGTTTAATTTTTTAGCAATATTATATACTTTTTGTCTATGATCAGGATTTGTAGAGATATTAAAATTACAATATAAGAATTTAGTAGGTATATAGTTTTTGTCTATATTTTGCAGTATGGTCTCTTTCAAGCTTGCTCTTTCAGGATATCCTATTCCATGATTATCTCTTAGCGAAAAATATTGATTTTCTAAACCAAGAGGAATGGGTTCTATCATAGGGTTATGAGTGAGAGCATTAACAGCATACCATTTTTTTATATTTTTTGGAGCTAAAGATATTATATGATCTGTGATGGGATAATCAGAATTACCAGTAATCAAAATAACTGTATTATTTAATTTAGCAATAGTTTCAAAATCTTGTAAAATATAATCAGTTTTACAAAAAAATATTGTTTTTTCATCATGCAAATGAGAGAGTTTATTGTGCTCTAAAAAATTATTATATTTCATAAGATTTTTCTTCAATAAAACTAGATTCGCTCAGAATATTAATATCTTTTTTTATATTGGCCCTTTTATCGTTTGTTATGTATACAGACCTAGCAAGATCTATGAACTCTTGATCGAATGTTTTATTTTTTTCTTTAAGTCTAATATTATTTTCTATATTCCATAGTTTTATATTGATTTTCTGTAGTTTTTTATATTTTTTTAAGACTTCATTATTAATTAATAATTCTGTTGCGCATTGCAATAGTTCGTTGTATTCTTTTTGAATATTTAATAATTTATGCTTATCTTGAATATTTTTAATCTTTAATTCTAAAATACTTAATTTATCAAGTAATTCTCCGTTAGATATTTCTATTTTCATATCAATATCCATTCTTTTTTTAATGTAAAATCAGAGAATGGTTTTTTAAGAAAATTTTTATGATAAAATAATTTTATTGTGGTTGGTATTTCTATTCTATCAATCAAATGTATATAAGCAGAATTAATACAGTGTATTTCTGTTGCGTTCTGTATAAGATCTATATTGTCAAAAAAATTACCACTATTACTGTAAACCTTTTGTAAAGAATGGTCTATTTTTGTATAATCAAGCCGATCTATACCATCTGAACCTTGATTGCACAGAAAAATATAGGGCTTGCTAGGCACTGGATTTTGTGATATTGGTTTATTATATTTGAAAGACGTCCAAGAATGATAGAAGTCTATATCTATTTGATGATAAAAGACTTTATCCCACTGAGTCTCCATATCTCTTGGATAGTTATGGTTTAGCCCAACACCTAGTCTAATATAGTTCCGACTACCATTTACTATTCGTTCAGCCTCAAAATCATTATATACTGATATAATATTTATATTAGAATTATCAGAATACATTAATTTCACATTAAATTCATTTTGAGTTTTACAAAATAGTTTTATATCTTCTTTTCCTGATAAAAATCTAATCAAGCCATTGCATATTACGTGGTCTCCAAGACCTAAATGGTGATGAATAAGCATTATTGTTTATGATAAAATGTATTTCCAATATTCTGGATGTCTATTATCTAGAATATCAAAAGAATCACCTATAAATTCTTTATTTATTCTTGGTGTCAAAAACGGTATTCCTGTTTGCCCTATACTATCATGTATGATACAATCATTTTTGATTAATGGGTATATGTATTTTTCTAAAAATATTTGATCAGAAAAATGGCCATCGTTTGTTGTATTATTAAAACATAAGCCATCTTCCAGTATTTTAGTGCTGCCAAACATACCTGCTAAAATAGGAAAATTGAACTGAAAAGGATGATCTCTTATAATGTGAAATTTTTTACCACTTTTTATCCATTGATCTACTGCTATTTTTTCTCTAAATGATAATCTTGAATCACAATCTCTAGAAATCATATAGTCTATATTCTCATATAAAGGCAGAAATCTTTTTATATTAAATGTCCAATCTCCTACTATATCATAATCAACAATTTCTGTATTTTTTATGTTTTTTAAATATTTGATATTGTCATTTTTAATAGCAACATTATCTATATAAAATCTACAAATCCAATCAGGATAAATATTTTGTGCCAGGATAGCATTCTTGATGGCGCCAATAATGTAATTAGGATTATTACCCCACAAACTAAATGTTATAAGTTTTTTCATTTGGGATTAAAAATTATATACAGTAACAAAAAATTTACCCCATATATCATTTATTAATTCGCTAATAAAACGCCAGTCTCCTCCAGCTAAACCACTACCAAACTTTGGACAATGAATTTCTATATTTTCGCTTTTATTAGCAAATCCGGTATTCATATGAATATATTGAGATAATTTATACATACTTTGACCCAAAGCAAAATAATTTAATGATCTTTGATTATTATAAGATCTAACTCCATTTTGGGCTATCATATTAACAAAAAATAATTTATGTCGATATTTGGGCTCTTCATAAACTTTAATAATTTGTGAATATCCAAGATTAGATGCCAAGAAATTTTTTCCTAATAAATGATAGTCTGTTTTGACACTGGGATAATGCTCTGCAACCTGAGCCGCAAATCCCGCTCCAAAAAGATCAATATTATTGCATACATGAGGAACAAAAACCGTTGCCCCATTTTCTTGTGCATTAACTCTTTGTTTGATAATTTCAAAAATATTCTTATTAGAAATTACATATGGCTCTTTTTTAAGTGTTTTTTGATATGTCATTAGTATTATCCTTATTTCTTTCTCTAATAGCAATTATATTACTATCTTTATCAAACTTAAAAATATCTATGGTCTCTACTGTCTCGTCTGGCTTAATCCAATTAGAAAATCCTGTTTTAAGATTGACGCATAGTTTTTTACCGTCTTTCTTAAAATCTGTTGTAACAATATAGTTATTGTCCTCTAAACTAAAACAATCCCCACTTATTAATTCCTCTAAATATTTCATGTTTTAGTGATTATAATATCTGTCCCAATCTTCCCACTCTTCTTCTTGATAATCTTCCTTAAGTTTTTTTAATTCTTTTTTAGATAGATTCTTTCTTTTAATCTCATCATTATCATCAAATTTTTCGTATTTATTCTTCTTATTTACGAAGTTTTCTCGTCTTTTATTTTTTGGATTATCGAAATCTTTGTCGAACTTGGTCATATTTTGGAATGTATAAACAGCAGGATATAGGTTTATAGTACTCTGTGAATTTTTTTTGTCAAGTACCAGATAGCAGGTTTAGAGCATTGACATTTTTTGAATAGTAATTATTATTGATGCAGCTGGGGTGGATTATATCTCTTAGGACTATAATGTTAATTAACTCTACTATAGTAACTGGTATATGGGATCTTAGTAGGGATTCTCTAGGAGAGGGCTGGGGAAGATCTTTTGATCACTATATCAAAAACTTTACTAATTTACTCAAAGCACTCCCAGCAGATACGCCTCTAATAGTTTTTGGCGAAGAGGATCTAGAAAAATTAGTTTTTGAGTATAGAACTAAAGAAAATACCAAATTTTATCTGCACAAAAAAGAAGACTTTAAGGGTAATTTTTTCCCTTTTTATGATAAAGTGCAGGAAATAAGAGTTAAAGAGGAATGGCTAAGTCAGGTAGGTTGGCTAAGAGACAGCACACAAGCAAAAATGGAATACTATAACCCTATGGTTATGAGTAAAATGTTTCTTTTGCACAATGCTAAGATATTTAATCCTTTTAATACTGAATATTTATTTTGGTTAGACGGAGGAATAACCAATACTGTACATCCTGGTTATTTTAGTCATGATAAAGTATTAAATAAACTAGAAAATATTGTTAAAAAGTTTATTTTCGTATGCTTTCCGTATGAAACAACCAGCGAAATTCACGGATTTAACATTGATAAAATAAACAATATTTGCGACGATAAAGTTAATAGGGTTGCTAGGGGTGGATTTTTTGGTGGACATATCGATTATATTTCACAAACTAATAATCTATACTATTCATTATTAAATGATTCTTTAAGCCAAAATTTAATGGGAACAGAAGAGAGTATTTTTACTATAATGACTTATAAAGATCCTGAGACTTATAGTTGCGAATATATAAAAAATGATGGTTTGATCGGTACTTTTTTTGAAAATCTAAAGAATAACAGTACTATAACCCAATCTTCAACACAAATCAATAAAAGAAAAATCTATAAAAATAATGATACTATTCTTTATATAAATGCTTTTAATTCTCCCGAACAACTACAAATGGTTTTGGACAGCTTTGAAAAATACGATACCGATTTTTTGCATAAAACTACCAAGATCTTATTGAATAATTCCACCAAAGAATCTATGTTTGAATCATATGATAATATATGTGAAAAATACAATTTTAAAGAACATTTTAAGTACGGAAATAAGGGGGTGTGTGGATCACGACAATTCGCTGCTGAAAATTTTGCTGATTCTGGTTCCAAATATATGATATTTTTTGAAGATGATATGCTTTTAGATTTTAATGGATATTGTAATTTTGGATTTAATAAGAATATTAATAATTTATATCATCGAATTCTTAAAATTATGAAAAATGAAGAGTATGATTTTTTAAAATTTAGTTTTAGTGAGTTTTACGGTCACAATGGAGAACAATGGAGTTGGCATAATGTAAATAGTGAAAAAAGAATAAAATATTTCGGAAGAACTCAAAAAAGACCACTAACTAAATTTTCTAATATCAAAACTATTGATGGATTACCATATGCTGAGGGAGAGATTTACTATAGCAATTGGCCTCATATTATAGACCAAGAAGGTAATCAAAAGTGTTTTTTAGATACCACATGGGCCCATCCTTTTGAACAAACATGGATGAGCCATATTTATTCTTTGGTTTTAGAAAACCGGGTTAAACCAGCAATACTATTAGCTAGTCCTATAACACACAACAGAGTACATTTTTATGAAGCAAGCGAAAGAAAAGAAAGCTAAAAAGAGCAAAAAAGAGGATACTATTTTTATACAAATAGCTTCTTATAGAGATCCGCAATTATTACCGACTATCAAAGATATGTTGGATAAAGCTAAATTTCCACAAAATCTTAGAATAGGAATTAGCTGGCAGCATTCTGATCAAGACTCTTGGGATCAATTGAATGATTATTTAAAAGACGATAGATTTAGAATCATAGATATTCCACATACTGATAGTAAGGGAGTTTGTTGGGCGCGTAACAAAGTACAATCATTATATGTTGATGAAAAATATACTTTGCAATTAGATAGTCATCACAGGTTTGCTCAAGACTGGGATACTCAATTAATAGATATGTTAGTTTCATTACAAAAAGAGGGACATAAAAAACCTTTAATAACATCATATATTCCTAGTTTTGATCCTGATAACGACCCTCAAGCAAGAGTTCAAGAGCCTTGGAAAATGAATTTTGACAGATTTATACCAGAGGGAGCGGTGTTCTTTTTACCAGCATCATTTGATAGTTGGGAAGATAAAAATAAGCCATTACCAGGACGATTTTATAGTGCTCATTTTGCATTTACTGTAGGTGAATTTTGTAAAGAGGTTCCACATGATCCTAATTACTATTTTCATGGAGAAGAAATTAGCATAGCAGTACGAGCTTTTACTCATGGTTATGATATCTTCCATCCACACAAAGTTCTTGTTTGGCATGAATATACACGCAAAGGAAGAAGCAAACAGTGGGATGATGATAAAGAATGGGTTAGAAGAAATAATGAGTGTCATCTAAGAAATCGTAAACTTTTTGAGATGGATGGAGAAAAAAGAGATTTAGATTTTGGAGAGTATGGCTTCGGAAAAGTTAGAACATTACAAGATTATGAATTATATTCAGGATTATGTTTTGGTAAAAGAGCTATTACAAAAAGAGTTAAAGACCATAAATCTCCGCCAGATCCTGAAACTAGTCATTTAGATTACGAAACTTTTCAAACTCATTTAATGAGCATTTTTAAGCACTGTATTGATATTCAATATGGTCAAGTGCCAGAAAATGACTATGATTTTTGGGCAGTTGCCTTTAAGGATGAAAATGGACAAGATTTATACAGACAAGATGCTGATAAAGATGAGATATTACGAATAAAAAATGATCCTGATGGGTACTGTAAGGTTTGGAGAGAATTTCAAACAGATAAAAAACCAACTAGCTGGATAGTATGGCCTCATAGTGTTAGTAAGGGTTGGGCTGATCCAATTATAGGTTCTTTATAAATATGGTATTAATAAATGGCTATAAAATAGCTGATATGGGTTTTTATATTAATTTAGATTATAGAACAGATAGAAAATCTAAACTAGAAGATCAATTCACTAAATATAGTATAACTGGTGTTGAAAGACATCAAGCCAATCAATCCTCAACATCTGGACCACGTAATTGTAGATTAAGTCATTATGAGGTATATGAAAAATTTTTAGATACAAAATTTGAATTATTATTAGTTTTGGAGGACGACTGCTTATTTCTACCTCATTTTTATGCTAATATAAAGACTATTCAAAAGAATATTTTTTCTCAAGAATTTGATTTATTCTGGTTGGGATGTAGGAATAGAAGATCTATTAAGCCATATAGCAATCATTGCTATCAAGTTCAATCTGTCTCTCATGCACAAGCCTATCTAATAAATAAAAAATTATGTCAATATATACTTAATACTTTTCCTAAAGATGGTGATTTTGGATTAGCTATAGACGAATTATTATGCTTATTAGTATATAGTGAGTCGGTTGCTAGAGATCCTCAAAAGTATGACTTCTATCAACTTGACAATCCGTTAGAAAACCTATCTACTAATTTTATTAGTTTGTGTTATGAAAGCGCATTAACCACACAATACTCCTCATATAGTGATCTATGGCATTTTGACTCTAATGTTGAATCCTATATTATTTCTTCTTATCCAGTAGTTCCTCATGAAACTAATTAGTATTACTTGGTCAAATAATGATCTATCTAGCTATCAAGATAGTTTTCTTTATCGTTCTTTTATTAAATATAATGATAAAGAATTATTTTTAAATTTTCATTTTAATACAAATAATGATTATGACATTCTAAAACAGTACTATGATAGATTTAGATATCAATATGAATATATATATTACAAAATTGTAGTACTAAACAATATACTAAAATCATTAACATATGATATATATATAGTTGCAGATACCACTGATGTTATTTGTTTAGGAAGTCTTAATGAAATTGCTATACCTAATAATTCCGTATTATTTTCTAGCGAACTACATCAATACCCTAATTTAAATGAATGGAATAGATATCAAACACCTGATGCTAAATTTTTAAATTCTGGAATTTTTGCATCTAACAGAGACACCCTAATGTTCTTGCTTAATTACTGTATCAAATCGATACTACCTCTTAATTATCATAATTTTGGAGGAGATCAAGGTGTATATACATATGCATATCTTAACTCTAATTTAATTACGCTAGATGATCAATATTTCTTAAGTACATATTGTAGAAAAACATCAGACTACTTTTTGCTAGACAATAGGGTTATTGATAGAGATAATAATAAGCCATTATTTATACATGATAACGGATGGAATTATGGTAGTCCTAAATTTATAGAACATTTTAATTTAATATGAAACCCTATTGTTTAGTGACAACATACTATTGCTATGGATCAAACGTCCGACCTCCTGCTCATGAACATATTAAAGCTAAATTACGATACGATGGTTTATTAGAAGATCTATACATAAATTTTGATAACTCATTTGATCCATGGCATATGGATCATTTAAATATTGGTATGTCTAGAAGAAAAGATTTAATTTATGGAAAAATTTTTTTGTTAAAAACTTTTATTGAAAAACATATTCTTAATCAATATAAATTTATTTGCCATATTGATTATAGTGATACTAAATTCGTTAAAAGTTTTATTGATATGATGAGACATTTTGAAAAATCTAATAAAAAGTTTATAATAGCAACAGAAAAAAATTATTGGCCTCCAATAGATAATATTAAAAAATCAATACCATATAAACTAGAAGACAAAGAATTTATTTATATTAATTCTGGCGCTATTATAGCAGAAACCAATATATTTTATTCATATTTAACTAAGCTTATAAATTTATCATTAAATATTAATATAGATTTTTGGGATGATCAAGGAGTATGGCAATACTACCACTTAACCGAAGACACCCTAATTTCTGATAATATTTGTGAATATTTTTTTTGTACATCCTCATTAGATTCTAGTTACTATAGTATAGACTTAAATGGAATAAAAACTAAATTTAATACTTATCCATATCTAATACATGATAATGGTAGTTTTAATTTAGATCTTATTAATAAGGTATAATTATTATGACTATTTCAGGACATTTTGTTTATAAAGGCTTAGCAATAAGTCAACATTCTAATATAGAACAAGTTTTTTGTTCTCTATTATTAGATTTAAAACCTAAAAGGATCATAGAGATTGGAACTTTCCATGGAGGGCTTGCATTAATGATTAAAGATATTTTAGATCAAAATTTAATATCTTATAATTTTCGCACCTATGATACTGTTGACCAAGTTTTTCTGAAAGATATAGTAGGAAACTGTCCTAATTTAGATATTTATAATAAAAATATTTTTAATGATTCATATAATGATTTTTTAGATATCTCAACTAAAAACGAACTAAAATCTTATATTGAAGAATCAGGGGTTACTCTGGTAATATGTGATGGTGGCTCTAAAAAAAATGAATTTAAATTATTTGCTGAACTTATCAAAGAGGGTGATGTTATTATGGCTCATGACTATGCTCCAGACGCAACATATTTTCAGGAGCATATGTATAATAAAATTTGGAATTGGCATGAAATTCAAGACTCGGACATAAATGAGAGTATACAAAACCATAATTTACAACCCTATATGAGAGAAGAATTTTTAAATGCAGCCTGGGCCTGTTTTAAAAAATCATAATACAGGGTATAGTATACCATACCCTTGATATTTTTTACTAGAACTATAATTAGGATCATGCAAAGTCTGGGCATAATCTTTTAAAATATTAATATAATCTTGAGCAGTACTTAATTTAAAAAGTTTTCTTTTTATATTATAACTTAATAGCAAACTAGCAATACCAACAGCAAAAGGATTGCTCATGCTAGTCCCACTCATTTTTGCATAACTATTATTTGGAGCACATCCCATAATATTATGTCCTGGTGCTAAAAAGTCTAGACTATCACCGCTACAACTAAAATTGGTTCTTTGTAAGTTTTCGTCAATAGCACCAATAGCAATAGTTTCAGGATATTTAGCAGGATACATTATATCTGATGATGGGCCATTATTTCCAGCTGCACAAAATATTATTTTACCTTTTTGTGCTGCATAGTCTATAGCTTTTGCAATTTCTGGATGAGGAGATGGAGATCCTAAACTCATAGTTATAAAATCAATTTTGCTGTTATCTGCACTCCAATAAATACCATCAACTATAGACTCTGATGAGCCTGATCCGTTATCCGATAATACTTTGACCGGCACTATCTTTGTTTTTGGGGAGACTCCAACCATGCCTTTATTATTATTACATGCGGCTATTGTAGAACTAACATGGGTTCCATGTCCATTTCGATCATACGGACTTTCATTTTTATTAATAAAATTAATACCATCTAATAAATTAGATCTAAGATCATCATGATCTAAATCACAACCAGTATCTAATACAGCACAAACTACTCCTTCTCCTTCGCTATTTTTCCATGCTTCAGGGATATTAAATTTAACAATTTCCCATCCCATCATTTGAGGATCATTAGGAGATAATCCATACAAAGGTTCGCTAATATATGGAAGTAGACCTATCTTGTCAGATCTTTTAGAGCGATTTTTAAACATATTTATTCTTGAATAGTAAGATTATTAATACTATCTTTAATCCATTTATTATATACACTAACTCTAGTATGAGCACTGATTGCACCATATTTAGCTGTTTTTTGTGATCCCTTATCTTCGATTAGTCCAGAATGGATACCAGCCAATTTGTTTCCTATAAAAAGACCACCACCGCTATCTCCTGGGGCTATTAAAAATTCTAATTCTGTCTTATTAGCAGAAACAGAGGGAGAACATAGCATTAAACTACCTTGTGCAGAGTCTATAAAATTAGATCCTGCTCTTCTTTCTATCTTATATTTATTCACCCCTGTAATAAAAGTACCAGTACATCCAAAACCAGACATAGAGCATAAAGCTCCATCCTCATTATCTTTATCATATAATTCAGGATACCAGCCCAGACCTATTACATCATCTAATAAACACACAGCAATATCGTATTTACCAAAAATATCATTACGAAAATCTTCATGAATACTTACTTTATGAATATTAATTTTTTTATTATTTATAATAACAATAGAAGCCTTATAGTTTTCAAATAGATGAGCAGCAGTGATAATAATTTTATCTTTATAGGCTACACAAGACCCATAAAAAGGAGAATTATCTTGTTGTTGACCTATAATTACTCCTACATATGGAAATTTTGATCCGTATTCTATATATTTAGAGTCTGGAGTATTAGGATCAATAGTACCAGAAAAACAATCGTTGCCAAACAAAATCAAGAAAAAGACCAATAAGATTTTTATCATAATTTTGCCCTTTTATTTTATAGGGTTTATTCAATATCTTATTATAATACACCAAACTATCTTCCGTAACATTAGGATTCCAACTTTGATAATCCATAAAATGCCCAAAAACAAAATGACAAGATTTACATAATGTAATGAGATTGGTGGGTTCTAATTCTTTAGAATTATCTATTGAGACCGGAATAATATGATGAACCTCTAGATTTTTTATAGATCCACAAGCCTTGCAGCAGTTTTGTAAAATTAGATGCTGTTTTCTTAATGATGACCAATGGGACGATCTAGTAAGTATATTAAACACTATAAAACCTGAGAGGCTATCAGACAACCTTTAGCAACAGAATGAAGGGGATCTGATGCGTGTCTGACTACTTTGATTGGTAGTGGAAAATTATTCTCTTTTAATTTTTGCTCGAAAGTTTCAACGTATCCTTTTGCTAAAGATGTACCTCCTGCGACCACGACAGTTAATGGTTCTTTAAATTTTGGCAAAGATTTACTTTGGCTTAATGCTTCAGCTAAATTTTTAGTAGTATAATCTATTAATCTTTCATAATAAGAAGATATAGCTTCTAATATTTGATTATTATTAGGTTGTCCTATAACATAAGACCCATACTCCTTCTCTGCCTGAACTACGGTGTCTTTTTCTCCAGTTGCCAATGCCACCATTCTATCTATATAATCTCCACTTTTTGTTGTGCTAAATTTAACAACAACTTCTCCATTCAACATAACGCATATATTTTGCATACCCGATCCAGCACTTATAGCAACACCAGTATAACTGTCACTCTCAAGCTCTGCATAACAAATAGCCTCTGCTTCATTGATGGCTTTTGGAAGATATCCACACTCTTTTAGTATAGAAGAAATAACATCTTCATGATAGCCAATATCAAAATCATCATCTTCAATATCTACTGGTTGTGCTGGTACGCAATATACTAATTTAGTATTAGATTCTTTAGATTGACCAACTACTTCTTTAAGAATAAATGATAATATTTTTCTAGCTTCTTTTTCTTGGGAGGATATAACTCCTTTTTTCATTGGTCTCTTAGCATTATCATTTCTTTCTATTGCTTTTTCTATAGCGTCTTTACCTAAAAGTATATAAGACCCATCACTATCTTTAATGAATGTTTTTCCAGATAAGCCCTTTTCTATCATTTTAGCGGAGACTGGAGTAGACGGTTTAATTATATAAAAAGCATCTCTAAATTCAGTATATACTATTTGATTATTTGTTTCTTGGGCCTTAACAATAAAACTAGTTCCGACATCCAAGCCTATCATGATTATTCTCCTTTAAGAGCTTTTAGCTTATTCACAGAGGACGAGATATCCTCTTGACTATGTTTGATTTCTCCCAAATGATCGTATTTTTTTTCCAAATTATCAGTATTAATTTTTGTTACTATTTTAGTTTCATCAATAGATATATGAGTTTTAGGCATCTTTTCTATTGAATTTGATGATTTTTTATTAATACTGTATACACCATTATGGTTTGCAGAGCCACGAATATAGCCTATTAAAAAAAAACACGCCCCTATTGCTAGGAGCGTGATAATTAATAGGAATAGTGTTGGTAAATTAATAGATATTAATAGTGATTCATTCATTTTGTTTATTACCTATGACTCTTCCCTTTTGTGTTCTTACTACATACCCCATACGCACTAGAAAAGGCTCGACACTGTTTTCTATCGTATCGACAGCGATCCCTGTCATTGCAGAGATGCTTTTTAAACCTAGTGGCTGACCCCTAGACTTTTTTAAAGCGTCTAAATAGAGCCTATCATAAGAGTCTAAACCATCACTATCTATACCCTGATTAGTAAAAACCTCATTTATATCTACTGTCCTATCCTTATAGAAAGAAGCATAATTTTTATACCAATTTAATCTAGCATTAAGAATACGAGGAGTACCCTTGCTTCTTTTAGCAATTTCGATCAAATGGTCGTCTTCAATCATTAGTCCGAGCTTATTTGCATTCAACCTTGCTAGTTTAGCTAACTCATCGATATTATAATATGACAAATGTTCTTTAATTGTAAATCTATCATAAAATGGCTGACTTAAACTACCACCACTAGTAGTAGCACCAGCAACGGTGAATTGTGGCAGATCGATGGTTTCCGGTCGATCTTTATCATCTTCACCTTTGACTGTAATATTAATGGTAAAATCTTCCATCACGGGATATAGAAATTCTTCCACAATTTTAGGAAGTCTGTGGATCTCATCAATAAATAGGATTGATCTTGGTGCTATTCCCATAAGATAAGGTAATAGATTCTTGATACTACGAATATTAGCGGCATTAATAGTATATAAATTAACATTTAGTTCATTAGACATTGCCTGAACAATAGTTGTTTTGCCGAGTCCGGGAGGACCATCAATTAATACATGAGGCATAACACCTGATGATTCATTGCATCCGTGAATCATAATCTTTAGCCTATCAATAACAGATGATTGTCCAATAATTCCATCAAAACTAGAAGGTCTAAGATGATTAGCCATTATTTCTTAACTCCAATAAGGTATTTTTAATCAAAAGTGAAATATCGTCTGTGGGATGTTTAGCATGTGCTTTGGTAAGCATATCCATAGCTTCTTGTTCTGTGAATCCAAGATTAATTATATATGGAATTGCTTGTTTGATAAAACTATTATTAGTATTGTTTGTAGGATCTATGGTTTTTTTTCTGCTTTTCTTTGAGTATTTTAATTTAACACTATCTATCAATTTAGGCTTAAAAACCAAACCACATTCACAGACTATTTTAAAATTTTTAGTTTGCGCCTCTCTTAAAAAGAGATAGTGACTATTTCTACATTCTGGACATTCATATTTTAGAGAAACATCTAAACTAATTGGTTTTTGGTTTTTTATTATTTTTGTTTTCATCTTCTGAGCACCAAAATACAAAATCATTTAGTTCATCATCATAAGCAGATTCTATCAAACCTTTTTTGGTTAAATTAGACAATATATTACTTACTAATCTAGCATTTAGTGCTTCTATCATTTGTGTAAAAGTTTTTTCATTTATGGTAAATCTGGTTTCTTTTGTGTTCTTGTTTGTTTGTTTATGAATAAAAGATTCAACTATTAATAGTGATTCTTGTTGAGTTAATGTTTCATTCATCTCTTGTTCTTCTTCTGGAGATAATTTATTTACTATTTCGGTAAATTCATCTTGTGTTTCTTTATTTGCTTTTCCAAAAGCCCCGAAAACTAATTTTCTAGCATTTTGGGTGAATTCCTCTAAATCTAGAATTTCATATTTTGACATAATATTTTATTCAATTTAATATATCGAATAATCCTTTATAATAATGAGGTTGTTGTAAAAAATAAACACTATGAGATTGTATATGATTAATATAATAGTATTGAATAGGGTCATATGCGAAATATTTCTTTTTCCAAATAGGATTTTTTTGATAGTTACTCCCCAAATACTGGAAGGTTTTATCCTTACCAGTATTGAGGAAATAACTACTCACAGGAAACTTTTTTGCGGGGAAGCCCCCAATATACCACACATTTGGAGAACTTTCAACTACGTCATATAGCATCTTACCCCAAGCATCCCATGCTGCTGGATCAAACTTAAAATACTTTTTGTACTGACTTTCTAAATCTTCCTGACTATCATCATAGTCATCATCATAGTTGTCATATTCTTCGTGCATGGAATTTACCTATAAAATCTATTTTGAGGAACTCCATGACGAGGCCGACCTCTATTACCTTTAAATCCTAGTCTCTTTATGATATTACCGATTGTTTGTCCACTTAAAAAGTACTTTTTGCCATAGAACGTATTTTCTTGAAAATAATAGTAAAGACCTTTTCTAGATCCTAATTCACCCATTAATTCAATAAACTTTTTCTTTGCTTCTTCATTAGTCAATAAAAACTGCAAAAGAGGATTAATATGTCTACCCATTATTTTTCTCCTTATATGGTTGTGTCAAAGGGTATAGGATATTCTATACCACTGACACAGAACCCTCATCCTATACAAAATTTATCACTAATTTGAGCAGCAAGGTCTTTTGCCGCACTAGCAAGAAACCGATTGTTACTAAAGTATAGTGCTGTAGACGCTTGGTTGAGGTACTCGACCACCGTTTTTAAAAGTTTGGTCTGTGACCCATCAAGGTTTATATCCTCGTCTGTGGGCGAAACAATAGCATCCATGTCGTCTATATGAGCCACAGGACTAGGATCCCCATAAACCTTAGTATACTTCGTATTGTCTATATTGTTATGAATATGCCACATTGGGTTAATATTAGCAGTAGAATTATGTTGTAGTTGATTTAAAATCTTTGATGCAACATCTGCTGGTACTGGAACACCGGTTTCATCGGCCTGCTTATAAGCCTTAGCATATCCCTTATACCATTCATCACTACACTTATCGGGAACGATCTGTAGTGTTGCTGGCTGACCAGTAAGAGCGCTTTTAAGATCAGCCACATTAACTGTTTGACCAGTACTACCGGGAAGCAAACTGGTAAAGTAAGGAGCCTTCTTTTCCCAGCACTTACGCCACCAAGTATAAGGAACACGATAAATCTGATTAGGTTTAATGGCTCGTGGATCACCACCAAAATAGTTGACAAGTTTCTTTTGCAAACCATTCCAGAAAGTTTTATTAGCACCAATCATTTGGCGACTAGCATCGTCAAAAATCCAATAGCATTGATAGCCGTTACGAGTATCTACAACCCAACTTGGCTTTACCGGAAACTCGTTAATCTTTTTGAGAAACTGCTTCTTCTTATTCATTACAACACTAGGCTTGAAATACTTGCCTTCATTGTCTCGACCAGCATCCATATCACAAAAACAACAAGTAAATTCCTTGATAGCGTATAATTTACGACCACCATTTACATAAAAGTAAACATCAGAGTTATTATTAAGATTGGCCTCTAGTGCTTCATTAATATTATTAGTATGATTCATATTACTAATTTTCTTGCGAGGATTACCATTGTAGCAGAAAATATTATTCTGCTTGAAAGAACTCAAAAAGCGGTTTCTTTCACCGGCATGACCATTAGCGTAAGTGCTATTATCGTTTGAAAACGGATTAAATCCAAGAGTATCATTAAACATATTGTTCCTAACTTTCCTGTGTTATCTATCTAGATATTGGGACAGCAACCTCTACTATCATTAGCAATATCAAAAAGATGGCGAGGGAATCGAACTCTCTCAAATAGCGTTTGTATTATTGATACTAGAGGCTATTATCTTAGTCACCAGACTACCACTTTAATTACGACTAGTTATAGTCGTTATAATCCTCGTCATCATCTTCATCTTCGTCAGTGTCATATTGATTCCAATAGGCATCATCATACTCACTGTAAAGTTCTTCTTCCTCATCATAGTAGGAGTCCTCATCAAACTCACTCTTATAAAGAGGCTTAAGAAGTTCACCCTGGTACTCACCCACTACTTCATATCGACAAGTGCGAAGTTTCTCACAATTACAATCATTAGGAACACTGACCACATCTTTCGGATTGATCTTAACAATAACGATCTTATCACCAGCATCTACACTACCGTAACCGGCAACATAGTTCAATGCTCCAGCATGAAGCCCATTAGAACATCCACGCCCACGATCATCATCAACTTTTGCTCGTGTCATTTCGCAAACATCGCCAACCTTGTTGCGAAACTTCCCGGCATATTTGTCCATATAGTCTCCACGAACAGCCTTGTAGGCCAAAAAGCACCCATCTTCTGTCACGGGTAAATATTGATGCTCAAGAAAATCATATAGTTCTTTCTGACTCTGCATACTTGGATTTTCCATAAGGTTTTCCAAGAAATTAACAAGAGGCTGGAAAGGCAGACCCTTACTCATAAATTCAAGAATACGCTTACTGATAGCACCATGAACTTCATCGCCATCATAGTAAACCTTACCATTCTTAATCTCGATAAGACCCTGACCAAAAGACTGAACAGCCTTTTCAATATCAACTAATTCAAGCAACTCATCCTCACTAGCATTATGGAGACTATCCATAATTTGTCTATAGTTAAGATGATCTGGCAGAACTTGATAAGCCTTATTCTGCAAGATAACCGTCAGATTACCATCAACCCACATAAAAGGAACACTCATTTTACATCTCCTGTGAAATTAGTTTACTTAATTGAATCACTCACTGCTTTTCTGAATGATTCAACATCATCCAGTTTTGCTGACCAACCACCATTTCTGCGATAATAACCACCATCATTCAACGCACTCAAAGGATTTTCTGCTTTTAGTTCACGCAAATTGCCTTTGTCGCTGCTACACACAATATACTTGAGCATCGGCTGTTTGTCAAGACTCTCTTTAATTTGTTTTCGGAGGTCATTGACATTTGACAACTTATTCTGCAATGAGTCGTCGCTCTTAATAGTTTTAAGCATATCATTGTTCCCCGGATACAACTTAGTAATCCAGTATGACAACCTATTATAAGCTATATTAGCAGATCGAATATCCTTACTGTTAATACCATTGATATCTATACCATGCAGTATCTTAGTAATATGAGCAAAATAGTCTACCTGCTTAAATTTAATAAGATCAAATGTGTTCTTACTAATAGTTACAGCAAAAAATTCCATAATCATACACTTGTCCACAAGATCAATAATAGTTTGATCATTAATATACTTACCATAATCCAACCCAAACATATTCAAGATATGCCACAAGAAATTCTTGTCAATTGAATACGAATTATAATAATAGTTATTATCATTTTTCTCTTGTTTACCATATTCATTTTGAGCATACTCTATCAAACCATTATATGCCGACAAACCTTTAAATTCTTTGTCATAGACTTCGGCCACACTTTTCTTAAAAAAGTCATTGAAACTAACTAGATTATATCCATCCTTGATGAGTTTCTTAGCATAACTGTCTTTAATAGCAAAAATCTTTGTATCTCCAAACAACTTCTTGACAAGATCAGCACAATCTTTATCGGCAATCATTTGTTTAATGCTTTCGATACTAGGACAATCCCCAACACTAGCATATCGCAGAATAGGAATGTACACAATAGACTCTTGATCCAAAACGCTATCTCTTTCTGACTGATCTGTTATCTCTTGTAGATAACCAGCATCATTCATAAGATTCTCACTCTTAATATCTTCTGCACTATCCATGTCTCCATGAATCAAAAAGATACTATCACGACTAACAGAACCCAAAGCATCACGGGTTCTCTTATTACGATTAGTATTAGCAATCAATGACTTATGTTCAGACACTAACACAATATTAGATTCTCCGCCAATATCTCTGATAATATCATCAAAACCCGTGGTTGAATCTTCTGGAGTATCACTATCTACCATCAGATAAGCATAGCAATCATTTTGATTACAATACCTAGTTACAATCTTCTTGGCGGTTTCCGCACCTTTAAGATCACATCGGAAAAATACCAACTTACCGGACTTAGCAGAACCATAGTATCCGTATGACTTGCTACCAAGAGTCTCATAATGGACTTTATCTGTCAAATAAATCATGCGGCGACTACGATAGCCAGCGGTTCTAAAGTTAAAAACATACAACTGCTTGCTTTTCTTAAACTTATACTCAAGGTCTGAGCCGCTCTGTAGATCATGTACCTTGCCATTAGAATCAGTCCAAGACGCACCAGCAGTCCAGCCACCAGCAATATCACTCAAATTATAGTAGGTTTGATATGCTTCAACCAGACTCTTAGCACCAGCAAGTTTATTGGTCATATCTTCCTTGAGTTGAAGATAAATGTCTTGAGTTCTGTCACGCAGAGCGTTGATTACTTGCTTAGTATACTGCAATCCTTCTCGACTAATATCTATCTCTAGTTCTCCAATATTAAAATTGATCTCAAGATAAAGACCTTGATTAAGGATTTCTCGTACAAGATTCTTCCAGTTATCAACGTCAGCCTTTCTAAAAGCCCTATTCCATGCCTGAATATGATCTGGCTGATCTGGTCGATCTTCTCCAACAATTTTACTAGCATCAACAGGGTATGCAATATTACCCATGATAGCAACCACGCCACTACCCGGACTATTATGCTGACTAGGATATTTAGTCCAATCACTACTAACTCTACCGATCTTCCAGCCCTTACCTTCAATCACAACATTGTGGTTAGAATAAGTATTATCATTAAGAGTAACACAAACACCACCCTCAATAATAGGCTTGAGTCGGAAATAGTGGAAAACCCGTTTGGCCTTAGTGCTAAATTCATTAAAGTCATGTTGCTTAACAGCAAACTTAATTTCAAGACCGTTAGGCTCATTAGTATCCTTAACACTAATCAAATTTAGACTAGGTACACCTTCCTCATCCATGGCCGCAATATATGTATAAGATTTGCTTTTATAGTATGAAGTAGTCGAAAAACTCTTGGTATAAGCAAAAGGACTTTTACTACCAAGACCAAGACAACCAACAAAATCATTACTGTCATTCTTATTGCTGGCTCCGTATGTTGTATACAGATTCTCCATATCTTCCTGACTCAACCCTGTGCCGTAATCACGCACAATAAAATTAGGATTGGCCTGAGTAGGTAGGGTTACTTTAAAAAGATTTTTGTTATTAGATGCAATATGACTATCGTAAGCATTACAACTCAATTCTCTAATGACTGCTTGAACCTTGTCCGAATATAAAGAATCAGACAATAATTTAAACATTTTAGAACTTTGTTGAATAGTAAATTGATTTGATGACGCGACCCCTCTTGAATGAACTTCAACCGTCTTATCTGCCAATTTCATTTGTTTTCTCCAAAAAATTAGTTTACCTGTGATCCTATGAGTATACCATCGGCTTTCGATACTGTCAAGCGTTAGACAAAATTGTATCAGATTTGCTAAGATTATCTTTTGCCCACAAAGGCTGACAATTACTATAATGAAAAAGTTTCTCTATAGTTTTTAATGTTTTAGCTGAAGATAAAGGGGTTATATGATCTATATGCCATTCTCCGTAATTGTCCCAATTCATGCCATCTACAAATTGTTTTTCTATATGGATTGAAAACTCCTCTATCGAACAGCCTAATAATTCTATGGTGGTCTTACTTTTTTTACCCACTCCTTTAAGTGCTTTGGAAACTCTATTCCTATAGTTTTGCGTAAGTCTATATACTAAATCAATATTTTTTCTATTTCTCTCATATTCTCTCTTATAAATTCTTCTCTTATCTCTTGTTATTTCTTGATATTTTTGTTTTTGTTTGGCTATGCGTTTTTTATTTTGTTTATAATATTCTTTATGTTGATTTAAGATTTTTTCTCTATTTTTTGCTGCATATTTTTTATCATCTTCTTTTTTGCATTGTTTACAATAAGTGTACAATCCATCTTTAGATGTTTTGTTTTTACCAAAAAATTTCACAAGCCTAGTTTTTTCGCACCTGTAACATTTTTTATTTTTCATATTTGTTCCCACTACCAAGAACTATCTTAAGTCCTATAAAAACATCAACTAATCCATAGTATCTTATTGCTGGGATGGGTAAAAGAAACCACCAAACTCCAACAAAAATACAAGATAATCCTAATAGCCATACTATTAATTTAGGCATCCAATCAAATAAAGACAATAAATAACTTAATGGCCCTATAATTAGAACAACAATAAAAATTAAAGATACTAGCAAGGCCAAACTAGCCATCACTCATCTTCTTCATCATCAAGATTTTCTTCCCAATTATTAACTTCGGGCAACCATCCTTCATTAGATTGATATTCCTCATTATCAGAATCATCCAAATCCTCTCCCTCATCAACAATAAATACGGTCAATGTATTTAGTACATCTAGTATATGATCTATTTTTATATGCAGGGTTTTAAAATCTTTTTTTAAGTTAACTATTTCTTTGGACAAAATCTCTATATCTTTTGATAAGTTTTTATCCATATCATTAAGCTGCTTATTGCTTTTTAGGATTTCTTTCGATATATCATTATAATCTCTTGACATTTTATTTAAGGTTTTTATATTCCTTTATATCTCCGTGTTGGGCTATTTTATTATTCTCATAATTTTCGGCCACTCGTCTATAAAACTCTTGCTTGATGTTCTCTAATACACCAGTTATCATGGCAATCTTCTTATAAGAAACGTCTTTCATTAACCCTGCTATTACACGAGAAAAACAGTAATTAATTCGCCCCAAATAAATACTAAAATCATGAGGATTTCCTAAATGACATTGTATATCTCTAATAGATTGTGTCATATTTTCTATAGCAGCATCTAGTTCTATTCTTTCTTCTTCATTTATATATGGCATAATTAAACCTCGCTACATTTACATTGAAATTTATTACAATAACAGCATTTGGGGCCGGGGGTTGCCATGCCCCAAGCATTACAATAGCCTTGAAAACTTTCTTTGCCAGTATCTATACAAACTATTTTTTTAGTATTATGTCTTTTTACAAAACCAACATTATACCAATGACAATCCCAAAATTTAAGTCTTGTTTTATGCTCAATATTTTCAACAAGATTTTGAATATCTTTCATGGTTCTATCATTATGTTTTACCGGATATGCTCTCTCAGTAATATAGCCCCAATCACTAGGTTCTTCGGGATGGTATCCATCTTCAGGCATAAAATATAGTCTACAAAGTTTGCTATAAATTTTTGGGGCCAGATCATGCTTGGCTAATTTTTTTTGCAAACTAAGACTTTCTTGGGCTTTTTTCTTATTCTTAAATTCTTTGAATATCCATCCCTGTTTATTTTTAATGGGATAAACTTGACAGTATCCTCCCTCGTCACTCCAATCACTATAATCAATTAGATAATTACTCATCTTAATAAGAAATAATCTGGGGAATCTCACCTGTTAGGTAATATAAAAACTGTTTAGCCTCTTTG